AGGTTGCTAAGAAGGTGGTAAAAGATGAGCCTAGTATCTCAGGGTAAACCAGCCCGTAGGCGTAGCTTTTGGGTGGACGCAAAGGTAGATGGTACAGTCTATGACATGTACACCTGCCCTGCTAACTGTACTGCAGAAGTAGATATGATCCATGTTGTGAACGCTAATGGTAACACATCAGTGTTTGTGTACTGGGACATTGCTGCAGCAAACGTACCTCCTGCTCTACAGGCTACATACCCTACGGGCTACACATCAAACCTGGTTGGTGGTAAGAACATGTCAGCTGGTGAGTTTTTTACTCTAGCAGATGCAATCCTTGTGTTACAGCCTGGTGATAAGATCCAGGTTAAATCTTCTGGTGCTAACCCACCACACGTAGATGCAGTGTGTTCTGTAACTGAAACCTTTATACCTGTCGGGTAGCGGGTATGCATAAATAGGTACTACTACCTGACCATACGTTAAGTATAACTATCTCCGCACTCAAACAAAAAGGAGATAGTGCTATGAAAAACTGGTTGAAGAAAATCTGGATTGCTATTGAAGAAAGCCAACAAAGACGTGCAGATTATTACATGCTAACCAAATTCACAGATCGTGAACTGAATGACTTGGGTATTAGTCGTTCCCAAATAAGAGAGATTATCTATGGCAAGAACGCTAACAGAAAAACAACAGAAGTTTCTTGATGTCTTGTTTGACGAGGCAGGTGGGGATGTAGTAGCAGCTAAGAAGCTTGCTGGCTATGACCCTGCCTCAAGCACTGCTGCTATTGTTGAATCCCTAAAAGACGAGATTGCAGATCGCACTCGTACATTCTTTGCACGTGTTGCTCCAAAAGCAGCTATGTCTATGGTAGGCGCTCTATATGACCCTACAGAATTAGGCATTAAAGAGAAGATGACAGCAGCAAAAGACTTGCTAGATCGTGCAGGACTTGGTAAAGTAGATAAAGTAGATGTCACATCTTCTAGTGGGGGCATCTTTTACTTGCCACCAAAAGAAGGTTCAAACGAATAATAGAGAATAGAGAATTAGGGTTTTGGCAGCTACCGTTGCCTCCTAGAAACACTGACAAAAAATGGCATCCCATTGTACGTGTAACTAATAAGATACCGTGGGGATATAAACTAGATCCTGAAAACGATAAGCTATTGATGCCTATCGAGTCTGAACTTGAAGCGTTAGAGCTTGCCAAGCGTCACTTAAAACAGTATAGTTACAGAGCAGTAGCTAACTGGCTATCTAAACAGACAGGCCGCTACATATCACATATGGGCTTAAAGAAGAGAATAGAAGTTGAGCGAAGACGTAAAAAAGCAGCTGTTATTAAACGTAAGCTTGCCAAGTGGCTCGAAGAAACCCTTGAGGAAATCGAGAAACTCGAAAACCAGGGGGTCGGGGCATACTCAGAGATCGGAAAAGACAAGTGATACAGTCGTCACCCCTGAATTAGAGACTGTACCAGCACAAGTCAAAGCCCCTGAGTTCGACGTGGATTTAGCACAAGAGGTAGTGTTTAAGCCAAACCCTGGCCCCCAGACTATGTTTTTAAGTGCGTCAGAGCGTGAGGTTCTGTACGGCGGTGCTGCAGGTGGTGGTAAATCATACGCTATGTTAGCAGATCCACTGCATGGTTTGAATGATCCTAACTTCTCTGGCTTGCTTGTACGTCATACTACAGAAGAACTACGTGAACTAATACAAAAGTCCCAGGAGCTATACCCTCGTGCAGTACCAGGAATCAAATGGAGTGAACGTAAATCTCAATGGATTAGTCCACGTGGTGGTCGTCTCTGGATGTCTTATCTTGACAAGGATATGGACGTTACACGTTACCAAGGTCAAGCCTTTAACTGGATTGGTTTCGACGAACTTACACAATGGTCTAGCCCTTACGCTTGGGATTATATGAGATCACGTCTACGTAGCGCCCATGCTAACGACTTAGGTTTGTACATGAGAGCTACAACAAACCCTGGCGGCGCTGGGCATAGCTGGGTTAAGAAGATGTTCATTGACCCTGCACCTGCTGGTAAGGCTTTCTGGGCAACACATCTAGACTCTGGTGAGACTATTACGTTTCCCAAAGGTCATAGCAAAGAGGGTCAACCTCTATTTAAACGTCGCTTTATACCTGCCTCTCTATTTGATAACCCATATCTTTCTGAGGCAGGTGACTACGAGGCCATGCTTCTATCACTACCAGAGCATCAGCGTAAGCAGTTGCTAGAGGGTAATTGGGATGTTAACGAGGGTGCAGCTTTCCCTGAGTTTGATAGGTCCAAACATGTAATAGAAGCTTTTGATGTTCCACAGTCTTGGACTAAGTTCCGTGCATGTGACTATGGTTACGGCTCTTACACTGGGGTTCTCTGGTTCGCTGTATCTCCTGATGAACAGCTTATCATTTATAGAGAACTCTATTGCTCTAAGGTTACTGCTTCTGATTTAGCAGATATGATCCTAGACGCAGAAAAAAATGACGGTGGTATGAGATACGGTGTGCTTGACTCTTCTTTGTGGCACAACCGTGGCGACACGGGTCCGTCGCTTGCAGAGCAGATGAATATGAAGGGTTGCCGCTGGCGTCCGTCTGACCGTTCTCGTGGCTCCCGTGTCGCTGGAAAAAACGAAATACATAGACGGTTACAGGTAGATGAATTTACTGAAAAGCCCCGTCTTGTATTTATGGATAACTGCACTAACACTATTGCACAAATCCCTAGCATACCTCTAGATAAAAGAAACCCAGAGGATGTTGATACTAACGCAGAAGATCACTTGTATGACGCTTTGCGATACGGGATCATGACCCGCCCACGTAGCAGAAGTATATGGGACTATGACCCAGCTACACAACGAACAGGCTTTCAAGCCGCAGACACAACGTTTGGATATTAAGAATGGCAGAACAAGAAGAGATGTTTGAAACAGATGAAGTCATAGCTGCAGAGAGCAGTGATGATAGCATCTTTACGCAGAAGTCTAGCGTAGTTAGTTTCGTTGAGGATCGGTTCTCTCGTGCAGAAGATGCTCGTTTCGCAGACGAAGGACGTTGGCTACAGGCTTATCGCAATTATCGTGGTCTTTATGGTCCAGACGTAAAGTTCACAGATACAGAGAAGTCACGTGTCTTTGTTAAGGTTACCAAGACTAAAACCCTTGCAGCCTATGGCCAGATTGTAGATGTACTTTTTGGTAACAATAAATTCCCTCTTACGGTAGATCCTTCTATTCTGCCTGATGGAGTTGCAGAATCTGTACATATTAACATTGACCCTAATGCTGATCAGGCTGGAGATGCACTAAAAGCTATTACACGTGACGAACCTGCACGTCCATATCTAATTGGGCCAGATACAGAACTGCGTCCAGGTGAAACTATGTCTGACCTAAAAAACAGACTAGGGCCACTAAAGGAAAAGCTAGCACCTGTAAGCGAGAAAGTTGTTGAGGGTGTTGGTACAGGTAATACCACCATTACATTCCATCCTGCTATGATCGCAGCTAAGAAGATGGAAAAGAAGATCCATGATCAGCTACAGGAATCAGGCGCTTCTATCCACCTACGCTCTATGGCCTTTGAGATGGCCCTACTAGGCACTGGTGTTATGAAGGGGCCATTTGCTGTAGATAAAGAGTATCCTAACTGGAATGAAAATGGCGAATACGAACCTCTAATTAAAACTGTCCCTGAATGTAGTCATGTTTCTATATGGAATTTCTATCCAGATCCAGAAGCTACTTCTATGACTGACGCAGAGTACACCATCGAGCGTCATAAGATGTCTCGCACTCAGCTACGTGCCTTAAAGAATCGTCCTTACTTTATGAGTGACGCTATTAACAAAGTTATAGATAGAGGCCCAGATTATGTGCAGAAGCACTGGGAACAAGCTATGGAAGATGAGGGTACACAGCCTGAATCAGAGCGTTGGGAAGTGCTAGAGTTCTGGGGATTCATTGATACATCTATGCTAGAGCAGCACGGTATTAAAATCCCTGCATCTCTAAAAGACCTAGATGAAGTTAATGCTAACGTAT